AGCGATTGTTTCTGGAACCAAGCCAATGCAGAAAGTTTCACCAATAGCGATAGACAACCCAGAGCCAGGCGTAATAGGCATTCACAATGAGGATCTTTCAGAAACTATTAGCATGGCTGACCCAAAGTTCTTTGATAATCTAATAGCGGCAGTTGAATGGTCAATCGACGATCAACATCACACAGACATAGAGGATAACTATCGGGAATCCAACGTTCGTTAATATATTCTTCTACCTTTCTTCGTATTCAATTTCGACGAAATGTACATGAAATTGATGCCAAGTTCGCAAAGTATTGCCTTTCTTAAACCATCAGATAGTAATGACATTTTTACGAATGCTTCGACGCTTGTGTAATTATTATTCCATTGAACTGCATATACGATAGGAACCGGCTGCTCTTCTTCTGGTACTACTATACCGACTAGAGATTCAATCGGTGATATCTTGGGTTCCACTAAATATCTTTGAGATTATGCGTTTTCCAATATTTTATTAGCGATAGCGACATATTCTTCCTAGCTTTATCATCCAAGAATCTTTTAATCTGCCCATTTGACAATGCCTTGTGAAATTTCTTGCTATTCTTCTTTTTCTTAGCATCAGCTTTTATTTTCTCAGCCGTCTCCGGTTTAGCTAGTGCTTCCTTTACCAGGCAGCTCATGCATATCACTGATTTCTTCTTCAACGCATTTCTGTAGATTGCGTCGATCGTCATTGTCATCTTGCATAGACATTTAATACAATAAATGACAACAGTTGAACTTATTGGTGGCACCTTCTCTGAAAATGATTCCCAGTCAATTAGGTTAGGCACCAATTTAGTCTTGTTCATTGCATAATTGATTATGTCCATGAAAAGAATGCATCTCCGAGCAAAAATTAATTACGAAAGTTAAACTTCAAGCAAACCTATGATAGGTTTGATTGGAGAGGTAGAAATGGATAAGATGAAAGAGCTCCTCGAGAAGATCGGCGCCTCGCCGGAACTCGCAAAGTCAATTTGCGAGGAAATGGAACGCTATTCCAAGAGTCTAAAGGAACAATACGATAAAGAATTCCAGACGAAGCTTGGCAAGGCCAAGCAAGTCTGCATCGAGGAAGTAGCTCGGGAGAAAGTCAATCTCGCCAGGAAGATCGGTGTCTTCCTTGAAAGTAAGGCCAGGGCAATCGAGCAGTCCATGACGAAGCAGAGGGTAGCAGAAGATACCGAAGCTACCGCCCTCCTCAAGAAGACCAAGTGTCTGCTTGAGGGCATCAATGTTGAGGGCGGAGCACCTAGTCGGGAACTCGCTGCTCTTTCGAAGAAAGCGGACAGGCTCGGTAAAGCTCTGGTCACGATCAAGGAAGAGCGCGATCGTGCCGTCAGCAAGGCAAACCGCTCAAACTCGATCGCCGTCAAGGTTCTTCAGCGTAATCAGCTTCTTGAGGGAAAGCTCAAGGTAGCTGGTATCTCTGAGGGCAGTGGCAGTGGCGAGGTATGTGAGTGTGCCAAGCCGGTGGCAGAAGGCGCGAATTGTAAGACGTGCGGTAAACACATGAAGGGAGTTAAGACGGAAGGGGTCAACAAGGGCAAAGCCATCGTTGAGGCCAAGCCTTCCGCGAAACCAATTGAGCGTCTCGACGCTGGCCGCACACTAGCCGAGAAGCCCAAGTCCACTCGAAGGACCCTCATTGAGTCTGAGGTTCCGGTGAAGACCCGTACACCCGATGGGTCTCCGGACATTGGCAAGATCGCAGGCGAAATGCCGGAATAGGCTAATGCCTTAGTACGGCTTTAGGAGATTTAGCGATGCATATGGTTGAAAGCGGTCGTGGTCGCGGCAGGATGCTTACCGAAGAAAGGGAAGCTATCCTACAGCGTGAGTCTAAGAAGAACAAGACGGTCAACCGCTGGGCTCCAGTCCTTCGCAAGTGCAAGGAAATTGGTCCCCAGAAGTATGGCCTGATGGCCGCCCTGCTTGAGAACCAGCTCAATGCATGGGATCCGAAGAATCGGAACGTCCTCCTCGAGGACGCGACCACCACTGGCGACATCGCGGACTTCACCAGGTTCGCCCTGCCGCTGATTCGCAAGTCTTACCCGCGCCTCATCGCGGACAACCTCGTGGGCGTTCAACCCATGAGCCAGCCCGCGAGCCTCATTTTCTACATCCGCTATCGTTATGCAATGAACAAGGGGCAGACGGTAGCCGGGACGCAGATCATGCGTCAGAACACCGCTCAGCAGTTCGCCCGCCAGAACGCGTGGGCTCTCGATCCTTATTACACCTCTCAGGTGGTTAAGGACGAGGACATCACGATTGGCGCTGGTGGCACGGTCGTCACCGGCACCCTGGTGCACAAGCCGATCCTGGCCGGGACGGTTGTGGTCAACGTGTTCACGGCTGCCAGCATGGCTGAGGACTGCGAGACCCCGACCCCGATCCTGCAGGTGTCCTTCGATGCCGATGGTCACCCAGACACCATTCTTGTCGGCGAGACGTCCGACATCGAGGTGGACGAGTCGACCTCTGGCGCTACCAAGTTCGATCACTCCAATGGCCAGGTAACGGTCACCCTCGCAAGCGGCAGCCTTCCTGCTGGTGCAGTGGCTAGGGCCGACTACGAGTACGACCTCGAGAACAACCCGTTCCAGCCCGAAGTGACGATGAGCATCGACAGCGACTCGGTCGCCGCCGTCACCCGCAAGCTGAAGACGTCCTGGAGCCTCGAGGCCGCTCAGGACCTCAAGTCAGTTCACAACATCGATGCCGAGAGCACCCTCACCGATCTCATGGCCGATGAAATGGTGGCCGAGATCGACCGCGAAATCATCAACGACCTCATCATCGCTGCCGCGATCCGGGCTCAGCACAACTTCGCGACGGCGGCTGGGGCCTCGGTTAACTTCACGGACCGCAACATCGCGCTGCTCTACAAGGTCCTGGAGGTGGCGAACATCATCCACCGGACAACCCTGCGCGGCCCGGCGAACTGGATGGTGACGAGCGCCGACATCGCCTCGAAGTTCGAGCAGCTGAACGACTTCAGGGGCAGCGATGCCCTCGCGATGGACGGGATCGACATCGGGATCACGACAGCCGGGACTATTCAGGGCAAGCTGCGCCTGTACAAGGACCCGCTCTTCCCGAACTGCAAGATCCTCATGGGATTCAAGGGGAACTCGGTTCTGGACAGCGGGTATTTCTACGCCCCGTACATCCCGCTGCTGAGCACTCCGACCGTCCTCGACCCGAACAGCTTCACGCCGAACAAGGGAATAATGACACGCTATGGCAAAAAATTGATCGAGGACGGGGGTCTCTATTATGGCGTGGTTACTGTGAGTAACTTGTAACCCGGTGTCCCTAACGTCCTAAGCCCCAGGTAGAAATGCCTGGGGCTTTTTTTATATGTATTTAAAGGATGTTGGATTTTTGAAAGGACATTATTATGGCAGGACTGAGTAAGCCGCAAAAATGTAGATGCGGCAGTGATGAACTCAAGAGGGAATTTCATCCTGAGCGATGGATTTGTGTAAAATGTCAAAATGTTGTTGTAGCAAGAGGAACCAAGCCACAAACTGGGATTTGTACTAAATGTGGTGCTAAGAAAGAAGATGGCGTTGGTTTCAAACAACGTAAGAATTTGTGTATAGATTGCTACAATGAGTATATGAAAGATTGGAATAATAAAAATCGTGGGACAATATTAGAGAAAAAGAAAGAATATTACAAAAAGAACCAAAAAAGAATAAGAGCACGGGCGAATGACTACTGGCAGAGCTGCCCAGAACATTTCATATCAGAACTACTAAACAGAACGAAGAAAATGTCAAGAAGGCGAATTAATGGGAAAGATCGAGAAACCCTGCACCCCTTTGACATAGATAAAACGTTTTTGGTCGGGCTTTGGGATAAACAAGATGGTTATTGTGCACTGTCTGGCTTGAAAATGGAACACAAATATGGTTTATTGAAATCTGCATCAGTAGATCGAATCGATTCATCTAAGGGATACACGAAAGATAATGTTCAGCTTGTTTGTAAATTTATTAATCTTGGGAAGCAAGAGAGCACTAACGAGGAGGTAATACAATTCCTTTCCGAGGCTTTCGAGGCCCGTCGCAAGAATACGATTTCTCTTCAAGTATCTGACATCTACAAGTGCCATAACTGTGGCAATTCTCTAGATGGAAATAACAATCAGTGCATCCATTGCGGGTGCACCCAAATAAGTGAAGAGTGAGATAATCCCTTAACCACTGGATAACGGACGATGCTTAATAACTACCACAGCAGAGTTAAAATCAAAAAATTAGCGTTGATTGAATTAGCTAAAGCCGGTGCCCCAAAGCCCAAACTGGGAGATATTGGGTCTTTCGGGAAGTTTAGCATGCACGAGTTAGCATGCGCATTTAGTAATTATGCTCCCATATGGCCATTCGGTCTTTTCGATAATGCCGACTCCGGACTCTACAATAAAATCTGCCACCAACTCTTGTGAAGTTGGGCTTGCGTCTGGGTCTTCGGTGATCAGTCTAGCTATGTCTTCGGGATTCATATTGTATTTTTTAGTATTTTATTATCTGTAGATTGTGAGGTTAAGATGGAAGAGATTATTGCTCTGATCAAGGGAGCTGCAAGGATGTCATGTCAGATGGTTGATTGGTATGGCGATAGTGGTTATTCGTGTGACAACCAAAATCACCCGCACCCACCTGACAAGGAGAAATGGTGTGTGCCCTGCAAGGCAAGAGCCTTGCTGAAATCTGATTCACTAGATGATAGCGAGCACCTGCGTGTCCAAGTAGAGCGACAGAAGAAGGCAATTGAGATGGTGCGCGCATGGACACAGGATGGTCTAATCATTGATTCGCATAAGACGATGGCAAAGGAAAGCTTGATTGAGCTTTGTCGCAAGACAGAAGGGCCTTGTTTTTGTGGATGTCATATAACAAGGATTGAATAGCAATACTTGACACCAAGCGGGTCAGATGATACAATAAAATCAATCACCCGACAGAGGCACCTGGTAGAGTCCATCTTTAGAGGGAATAAGAATGAAAAACCTACTTCTTTGCATCTGCGCCGTTTTGATGGTATTCATCGGCTGCAGCAATGATGACGCCTCAACGACTGTGACGCCTGGGCCTGGACCTGGACCTGGGACGCTTGGTGCCGCATATATTTCTGATGTCTCAAGCTCCGATGGTAGAGAGGAGCTATATATCGATGTCATCGGAGAATTTGGGCCACAATATGACAGCGCCCAGATTAGATGCAACGGCACTTGTACCAATGTTATTCCGTTGTCGAGAGGACATTTATTGGCGAAAGTTCCAGATGGGGTAAGTGGCACCTTCCCTGTCGAAGTAACTTTACCTACCTGCTCTGTCTCAAATCCAACGATATGTTCTAACTACACGCTTAATGCTAGCCAGAAATGGCTTGATTCGGGGAAGATATGGTATGGCGATGGCATAAATGGCGC